TGCTGAAGCGCACGCGGAGAAGCGCCCCAGGGGAACATGATTGGACCCCTGGGGGCGCTTTCCTATGCCCGCTGTTAGTCGTCAAGGAGGTGGTGGATGAGTGAGGGACACGTGTAGGGCGTGGCTCCGAATCGTCCTTCGAGGTAGTTCTTGGTGATGTTGCTTCCTGACTGTAGGCCGGTGAAGTCGGAGAGCTGGTAGAGCGTGGTTGCCTGGGCGCTGTTCTTCTCTGTGAACCAGATGCGTTCACGGTTGCAGATAGGGCCGCGGCCAATGTCCATGAGCGCGATGTCGTGGCTCGTGAAGATGAGCTGAGCTCCCGTCCGGTTGACAGTGCTGCTGATAAACCAGTTGATGATGATGCGACCAAGATCCGAGTGGAGGGAAGCCGTCAGGTCATCCACGACAAGCACCTGCCCGCCGGTGAGCGCGTCAACGGCTGCGGCGGCGAGCGCCAGCCACATGATGCTCCCCGAAGACGCTGAGAGCGCCGTGTGGGGGGCTGCGTGCTCCCCGTAACGGAACTCGAGAAGGTGAGGGAGAGCCCGCGCAAGGGAGGTTTCCGCAGCCTCTCTGTCTGCGAGCGTGTGCTGTGTGGAGCGCACTGGTCGCTGGGGGGTGCGCAGCTCGCTGCTCGTAGTGCCAAGGTCTGCGACCTGAGCGAGCGTACTCAGGGCCGTCGTGTCGAGGCGGCGCGACAGAAGATGCTTGGCAATGTGCAGGTATGCGTCCTCCATCGAGGGAGCGCCGACACGGAAGACCTTGACCCCAGTCGCGAGCGCATCGCGGACGGGCTTCACCTGCGGGTCTCCCATGAGGGACGCTCGAGTGAGAACCAGCTCGTTCACGTTGACATGGGGGAGGCCTTTCAGGCCCGTCACAGCCCCGTGCATGTCGCGCGAGTAGATGGTGTTCCACCGCTTGCGGGCGACGCGCAGGCTCTCCTCCGCGATACCCTCCACGTTTCGGGAGAGGCTGTACTCGTAGCGCATGTCGTCGAGGATGAACTCGATGCTGTAGCGGGTGGGCTTCGATGTGTCGTAGGGTCTGTAGGGGAGTGCATTCGCTCCCAGGGGGAGGGGGGTGGTGATCGCACTCTGCATGTGGCGGAAGGCTTCGAGGAGGTTTGTTTTCCCGGAGCCGTTGGGGCCGTAGATGCCTGCGAGGCGGTGCAGGTAGTCGTCCCAATGGGTGCCTTCTGGCGGGTTGAGGGTGCGTATTGCCGATAGGGCGAGGTTGAGGGTGGCTTCGTCCCTGATCGACTTGTGGTTGCTGATTGTGAGGTTGAGTAGTTTCATGCCCACAAAGTAGCACACATAGGCGCGTTTGTGATATTTTTTATCGCGAACACATCGAATAGTGTTCCAAACCGAGAAAGCGAGACCGTCATGAAGGAAGTCCAATACATCCCACTTGGGGATATTTGGCCCCAAAACCTGTCCAAAGAATCTCAGCAGGCGATTCGACACGCTGGGTATCTTGTAGACCTAAAACCGGACTCCCCGACCTTCACCAAGGATGCGAACAGCCACACCATCCTCGCGCAGACGCGCCGCCGCACATGTCCAACCTCTGAGCTCCAGTACCACTGGGATCAAACCCAGCGCTTCCTGGAAGATGTCCTCCATATGAGGAGTGTGGACATCTTCCCCGTGGCCTATTGGGCATGGCTCACCTCCCTGTGGATAAAGGGCGCGAAGGACGACTTCATGCGCCAAATGCACGAGCTCAGCGGCGTGCTCGTCGCCCCCGACGGGACCATCGTCGGCTACACGACGTGTATGCCAGTCAACTCCGCCTCCGGCACACAGTGGAGCGAATCTGTTCTCAGACAGGACACGTGCGAAGCCTACGGCCTCGACGCGAACAAGCCCGTCTCCGTGGGGAACGGCTACTGGTTCGCGCACCCCGCCATCATGCACGGCCAGCAAGTCGCGCACGTCCGCTACGTCAGCGTCGGCATGGGCTGACCACTCCCCACAGCAACAGGGCGCGCTGGCCGCTCGTCGGCGCTCTACACGTGTCACGCCAGCAGAAAGGCAAAGATTGCCATGAGGACATTCTTCATCGTCCGAGGAGCGCCCGGTATCGGCAAGAGCACCTTCCTCGGCCTCTACCAGGCCCGCGGCCAAGTCGTTTCCCTCGACGGGATCCGAGACGTGTTCACCATGCCCGTCCCCGACTGGGACGGCGTTCCCGGAAGGTCCATCTGCGGGGACGCTGAGGGGACGATCTCCCGCGTCCTCGAGTCCGCCCTACGGTCACGCTTCGAGCAGGGTGGCGACGTGTTCTTCGACGCGACCAACCCAGAGCTGCAACAGTTCAAGCACCTCGCCGATCTATCCCGCGCCTACGGCTACCAGGTCGCCATCATCGACATACAGGGGAACGCCACTGACGACATGATCCTCGCGCAGAACGCGAAGCGGGCGGGCTCCGTCACCTACGTCCCTGAAGAAGACGTTCTCAGGATCTCAACGAGGGTCCGTGAGGGTACCTGCGCGTGCCGCCGATACTCCGGTCGTGACATGTGGGTGTCGGCCCAGTGGGAAGAACGCGACTGCGGGCTGCACTTGGCCAACCTCGATGCCATGCGGGACTTCGTGCGTTCCACCATCGACGGGCACTACGTCAAGACGATCACCCCGAAAGCGGGGGAGCGCGTCGTCGTCATCGGGAGCGCCTACGGCGGCGCTCAGTCACTCAGCGCAACGCTCATGGAAGCATGGGACGCGACTAAGGATGCGCGCGCCGTGACGTGGGTGTTCCTCGGGGCTACGCTCGCATCCAGCCCGCACGTTGCCCAGGCGTGGAAGATCCTCAAGTACTTCGAGACCCAAGCCAAGCAACACGGCCATACCGTCATCTTCCTTGAGGGGATCGACGAGACTATCCTGCGTGAAACCCTTACCCGCGCCGCCAGCCCCCGCGCCTTCCCTGACGCTCGAGAAGTCATCGACGCAATCACCCGAACGGGAACACAGAAACGCGACCTCCTGCGCCACCTGAACAACCTCACCTGCGCGCTCACCATCCACGCGGAAAGCGGCACCTACTACGTCACCACCGGCGGCACAGCAAACCAGGACCGTACACTCACCGCCCTCGAGTGCACCAACGGCGCAAACGACCGCACCAGCACCTACCGCAGGAAGACCAACTACGAGGACTATGCGCAGCCCCTCAATGACGCGGCGGCCCGCGCCAGCATCACGATCATCCACGGCCACCGGAACGCGCACCACGACATGCCCCGCGTCGTCGCCGTCGAAACCGCGACCGCGCCCGGTTACGTGATCCTCTGACCGCCCATCAACACTCACAGACCACAACCGCTTTCACGACGAAAGGAACACCCCTCATGGGACAACGAGGCGTACACGCCACAATCACTCAAGACGAGCGCACCGGCCTCGTCACCGTCAACCACGTGACGGTCCAATGGAGCCTGCACATCGCCCAAATCATCCAGTTCGCTCTACAGCACGCGGGCAAGGACGGCTACACGCAGGACGAGTTCCTGAAACTCCTCAAGAAGACCGTCGCCGACATGGAGCACATCAGCGCCTTCAATTGCTCCGACGAGGACGATACGTATTATGACCGTCATGGGCCCATGGAGGGGTACTGCTTCGTCGCCCACAACTATGAGGATGGGAAGGAGTACCGCCTCGGCATCGACAAGGGCGATGGTGCTCTCCTGACGAGCTACAAGGAGTCGGATCGCTACTCGACCCCTCGCGCGTTCGCCAAACGCAAGGCGGCTGAAAAGTTCGTCAAGGAACACGGCCACGCCCAAGATGCTGTGTCGTACCTGTGGGATCTGGACACAAACCAGTTCACATTCTTTGTCCAAGACCATTGGTCGCTCAGAGCCTACGACTTCGCAACCGGCGAGACCGTCACCTGCAAGGAGATCACCTACAGCCTCGACCAGCTGCGCCACCCAAACGCATCCGTCGAGTTCAATGGCAGAATGTCGTCAGACCTGATCGTCCCCCTCTACACAGGGGCGCTCCCCGAAGAAGCACCCGCCGAGGAGGAGAGCGAGTCCGACATCACCCTACGCGCCTCCAAGCGCCTCCCCCTCCAATGGCCAAGCGGCGACACTCCCACACATGCCCGTATCGCCCTGCTGAACCGCAGCGCAGCCCAATACGCTGCCGTCGTGTGCGCCAACGGCAAGGAGTTCCCTGCGAACCTCCTGACCGTCGATCAGACGCTCGAGGGTAGGGTCATTGACCGTAACCCCTTCGTGTACGACCCTCACAACGAGGCGCAGCCCGCCTACGTCGTCACCGACTTCTCCGGCAACCCCCAGATCGGGAGCGGCGAGTGGGAGTTCTCCAAGATCAGCTCCAAGACCGGGCGCGTGGACCTGTCCCGCACCTATAAGGTCACCGGCAACCTGGAAGAGAACACCCTCGATGAGCTGTTCAACAAGGCCGTCAAGGGTGGAGCTCACAAGCCAGACGCATACTACGGGCGTAAGCCTGTGTGGCTGGCAGACCTCATCCGCGACGTGAGCACTGGTCCATGGACGCTCGGCGACGTGGAGTACTGGTCGAAGCGCTGCGATGTGCCCTTCGACTACGAGACGCAGATGCCCGACACCCCGGAGGGCCTACAGGAAGCGTTCGAGCAGAGCGCCACCAAGTACGCTGACGCGATGAAGCCTGACCTCGTTGCGTTCCCGAAGGGCAAGCCCGTCAATAAGCGCCTCGACGAGATTCAGCGCCGCTGGCTCCTCGGCTTTGCCGGCCGTTCCGTTATGCCCGACGAGATCGAACTGTCTCCTGTCGCGGACGGCAAGTTCGTCGAGGCCTACGTGAAGTCCTGGGAGCGCTCCCTCGTCATCCCCATGGGGGATGCTCTCGACAAGCTCGTCTACCGTGCCCTGGCGGCAGCAGTCTACGACTACGCGGGCAACCGCAATGCTCCGCTGACGAACCTGCGCCTCACAGCGAAGGACAGCGAGGCCATCATGTGTGCTGCGTTCTCCCCCGCATGGTCAGCAAGTAAGCGCCTCAACAACCGCCAGGCTGTCATCAAGCTGAGCGACTGGATCGCGAAGCACTAACCCTGCGAGGGCCCCGGTCGTGCGACACACCCATGGCCGGGGCCTCTCTACATCCCAACTAGGAAGGCCCCGTAATATGACCGAACAATCCGCTCTCTACGCGACGATCAACCGAGACAATCGTACCGGACTCATCAGCGTTGACTACATGACCGTCAACGACGGCGAGTTCACATTCCTCGCACTCCAGCACGCCCTCCAGCGCGCAGGCAAAGACGGCTACAGCCGCAGCGACTTCCTGAAAGTCCTCAAGAAAACCATTCACGACATGGGGACCATCGAATCGTTCGCCCTGATCGACTCGAACGGCGACTACGGCTTCGACGGCAGCGCGCCCCTCAAGGGGTACTCCGTCGTCCCCTACTACACGGAAGAAGAAGGGTGCCTGGAACCCCACTACGTCGGCCTGAGCAACAGGAGCGTCATCGAGCGCAGCCGAGAGTCGCGTGCATTTGCGCGCCGTGAAGCTGCTGAAGCATTCATCAAGACCCACCCCAGCGTCCAGGAGGGTGTGTCCTTCCTGTGGGATCTGAACTCCGACCAGTTCACCTTCTTCGCTCGCGAAGGATGCAACCTCAATGCCTACGACTTCGCTGACGACGAGACCAAGATGTGCCGAGAGGTCACCTACAACCTCGACCAACTGCGTCGAGCCGCAAGCGAGGTCTGGTACAAGAGCGACGAAGAAACCGACACGATCATCCCCCTGTACGACGGGCCTCTCACTGAGGAAGACGACGAACTCACTGACCATGAGCGCTGCGTCAAAGCCCGCTCAAGACTCCCCATCATCTTCCCCGACGGTGCCAACCATGAGATCACGCAAGTCACCATTGAGCTTCACAACCGGGTGCCCTCCCAGTACTTCGCGCTCACCGTCTTCGACAATGAGTACGAAGGTGTCCGAACATGCCCGACGCATCTTCTACGCATCGACCCTCGGCTGCTCAATGCTGACATCTCCCACAACCCGTTCGTCTACACGCCACCAACATTAGAACAGGCCAACTACCCTGCCTATGTCATCACTGGCTTCAAGGGTGACCCGTCCACGTGGAGCGGCGACTGGCAGTTCTCCAAAGTCAGCACCGCCACTGGGCGCGTAGATCTGAACCGCACCTACAAGACGACCGGCTCTCTCGACGAAAATACGCTCGACGACCTGTTCAACCAGGCCATCCAAAACGGTGCACAGGAACCCGCCCCGCTTGAGTATCCGACCCCCGAATGGGGAGAAGCCTTCATTGCCGCCGTCGCTGCGGGATGGACCGTCGGCGACATCGAACAGTGGTCCAGCATTTGCGTGGTTGAAGACGACTTCCCCATGTACGGGCTCCCCCTCATTCCCGACAGTGAGCGCGAAGCTCTGGATGCTTTCGAGGCCAGCGCATCCAAGTATGGGCCGATCATGGATACAAACATCGTCCCATTCCCGCAGGGGAAGGATGTTGAGTCGCGTCTCCGGTACATCCAGAAGCACTGGCCGACAACCGTGAACGGTGAGAACAGTGAACAGGTCGCGCCGTCCGAGATCGCCATTACCCGCATCTGCGACGGGACACTCGTCGTCGCATCCATCAAACCCTGGAACAGACTCATTGTCGTCCCCATGTGCGACGCTCTCGATAAGGTCATCTACCGGGCCATGAGCACCGTCGAAGCGGCAGGCCTCCACACGAAGTATGCGCCAACCATCCTGCGCGTTACGTCCCCGAAGAACGAAGAAAGTGTCATCTGCTCCGTGTTCTCTCTCCGTTGGCAGCGTGCGCTCTCACCCGAAGGAGCTACAGCAAAGGCCCCCACCCTCGAGCAGTGGATGCAGCACTGCTGACCACTCGCACCCCGGTCGCCTCGCGTTCATCGTGGGGTGGTCGGGGCATTCTCGTAAGCGTCGCTGCGTCAACAAGAGTGATGCTCTCCCCATAAAGTCAGCACCCCACAACCACTGGGGAACCACGGAAGGAACAAGCAAATGGCATCCCTGCCCCCAATCAAGTGGCCCACAGGCCGCACCCCCTCCAAGGTTGAGATCTTCGCTCACCAGCACAAGGGCGGTCGTGTCGGCCTCCACGTCGTTGAACTCGACACGAAGCTCATCTACCCGGCGTTCCTCCTGGAGGACATGACCGGCCACTGGAGCAGCACTGAGGGCTGGCGGTCCAACCCATTCCTGTGGGTCAAAGGCAACGAGGGTGACACGCGCATCCTCCACTTCAAGGGCAACCCCTCCACATGGGAGGGCGTGTGGCAGACACAGAACAAGGTCCGCGACGTGAAAGCCCTTCCCGCCTTCGCCAACACGTACAACGACGGTGTTGACCGCGAGAGCGACGAGCTCATCAACAGCTTCACCTACGAGCAAGCCAGCGAAGGCCACGGGCCCCTTGAGGACACTAAGACCGCCGACACACTCAACATCCCCCATGCGTTCTTCAAGAAGTGGAGCGAGGCGCGCGCTGACTACCTCGCCGAATACGACAAGTACGTCGGTATGACCCCCGAGCCTGGCGGCAACGTCACGGTCGCCCACAAGGAGTTCTGGACGAAACTCTGCCAGAAGCAGAAGGGCGGCGAGGCTATCCTCCCGTACAAGCCGGTCGCTCCTCTGAGCGACGAGCGATACCTCCTGCTCCGCGATATGACACTCGCAGACAAGAATGATCTGAAAGGCCTCACCGCCTTCGAGAAAGGCACGCCCGAGTTGTATCGGGCAGTGTACATCGGGAAGAGGTGGGGAGTCGTAGACCCCCACACAGGTAGGCTCATTGGCTTCGACCAGATCCGCGTCGAAACCAGCTTCACCGGCAAGACAGCAACCGTCTACGTCGCTCCCTTCGACATGACGTTCATCATGCCGAACATGCCGGCCCTCGACAAGGAGATCTACCGGAACCTCGGCAAGATCATCGAGCTCGTCAAGGCCTACGACCCGGCCCTCGACGTGACCTACCCGCAAGGCGCATACACGTCGCCGACGAGCTTCCCCCTCCAGCGCGTCACTAGCCCCCACTGGATCGTGCTCTCACGGAACTTCAACGCCCTGACTGCACCAGACCCCACCGCTCGCAGGTCACGGACAATGACCCTCAGCGAATGGGCGCGCGCCAACTAACCCCCTAACGCGGAGGGGCAGGAACACTCACACCCTGCCCCTCCGCTTCACCACCTCGAAAGGACCACGACAGGAACACCCGCCATGCTGACCAGCCCCTACCAGCAAACCAGCAACCAGCCCATCTCCGTGTACGGGCAACCCCTCGGAATGCCAGAGTTCGACGGTGAGGACTACGACAAGAAGCAGAAGCGCGCCTACGAAGCGTTCAAGCGGTCTCGACCTGCCAACTACCTGCCCACCCTCGAAGTGCTACGCCCCGGAAACTGGTATATTTCTCCAGCATTCAAGACTGATCGATTCATCATCGCTGAGCCGTGGGATACGTCTCTCCCCAAGGTTGTAAAACCCTTGGAAGGTAGTGTTGCCTTCCGCTATGACAAGCCCCTCGAGGTCACGACCTACAACGAGTACTACCAGAAGACCGGCACCCAGCCTGTCACATGCCCGTCTGGCAGTATCCCCATTGCCTCGGAAGTCAACCTGCGGCTCTCGCCTGAGCAGGCGAACAATATGCCCGACGGCTTCAAGTACGCACAACGTGCCCCGAAGTCAGACGAATACCCTGACGGCGCGTTCCTATACTGCGTCCCCAAGGCGTTCCTCGACAAGATCGTGCCCTACACGCTGATGTTGTCCCGCAAGAAGCTCCTTACGCGAACCGTCGAACGCTACACGTTCCCCCTATGCAACTACAACACCTCACTGTGCCTGTCCGTCGTCCGCGAGTCTCCGTTCACCACCCGCTACCGAGACACCTCACCTATCGCACTGTGGGCTCAGTACAGCAGTGATTTCGACAGGGCTATCACCGAGATAGTCGATACGTGGGCGAGACGAGGTTGGGTGCCCATGCGAGGCCAATACGCGCTCACCACCGGCGAAGACCTCGCCTACAAGCACGAACTCCTCGACGACAAGCTCCCCGCCCCGCCCATCAACTAACCACGAAGGACAAGCCCCTCATGACTACACAACGCAGACACCACGCGACGATCTCCGGCGAAGACCTCTACCGTCGCGTCATCGAAACAGCCCGAAGCGGGAAACGCCTCCCCGCAGGAGCACTCCTCACCGCCGACAACTACGCTGATTTCATCAGCTCCATGACCAACGCCAGGGGCGTGGACGACAACACGGCGGCAGCGCTGCACCGCTACCTGGGACTGGCACACTCTGCCCAGCTCATGCCCGTCCAAGACGAAGACCGCTTCCGCCGACTTTTCAACACACCTACACGCCCGCGCCCGTTCAATAATCCCACCGAGACCGACGCGAAGATCCTCAGCGGCCCACACGGCCCCTTCCTCTACCGGCAGCTCATCCGCCACTCAAACGAGAAAACAGCCGCCAACTTCCTACGAGACCTGTGCGCCAAGTACCCGAAGACGATGGAAGGTTCGCCACTCTACATTCAGGCTTTCAACATGCCGAAGAACGAGATCGAACTGGCCGACAAGATTGATGGGCCCAAAGTCCGCAAATGGACCCAAGACCTCATCCAAGACATCACCGCAACAGGCGAAACGATCATTCAGACTATGCGGAAGATCAAGGACGGCTTATCTGACACCAGCATCACGGACGAAGACAAGATTGCGCTCGCGGGCGCAATCGCTGGCGCAGTCGTGAGATTTGACGGCCCCACCCACGTCTACAAGTGCCTACACCACTGCGGCCTACTCGACCTGTGCCTCCACCACTTCGGCCACCTACTACCCCGCGACTGGCTCAACACCCCCATCAGCATCTCAATGCGCAACACCTACCCTTGCGAGTGGAGAGTCTGGGCAGGGTTCGCTCCCACCGCCAGCCTCTACCTCGCCGAAGACGAAACCGCCGAGCCCAGCATCAACAGAGGCGAATACGCGCACACGTTCTTCACCGCATACAACGCTGCCCTCGCCGCCGCAAGCTCAACCCCCCTCATCAAAAAGCGATGGAACTACCTAGCGCTAAACAAAGCGCCAGAACACCTCATCGACATGTGGCTCAAATGCGTCACCGGACGCATCAATGAGTGCTACGACTACTTCGACGAGCACTGCGTCGGTGAGCCGGACGGCCTCTGGGACGAAAGCATCGACCCCACATGGGATGTGCACTACGCCCTCATGTACGCAATGTGCAGCCACGTTGTTCCACCTGGCCTCTACAAGCGCATCAAGTACAACGGCACACTGATGGCATTCCTGTTCCGCTACGAGGCCGTGTCCGTCGCGGGGCTGAGTACCAGTGACGGCTCTCGTCGAACAACCGTGGACGAGATGGTGAAAGCCGAAGGCCTCATCAGCGCAACCAAGCGCCTCTACGTCGAAGAGCTTGAGTACATCAACAGCGAAGCTCGACGCACGTGCCCCCAGAAGTAACCCCACGGGTGAGGCCCTGCCAGTTCGCGCCGGCGGGGCCTTACTCATCTCGAAAGGACAACCTATGACCAGCCAGAACTGGACCCTCACTCCCAGCGGCTACTGCTACCCCGATGATGCTCCCGCAGAAGGGTTCCAGCTCCCCCTCAAAAGCGCACCACCTTCGCCCGTGCCTGTTCGTGTCGTGAGCTTCCTGAGCGCCCTCACTCAACAGGAGGTGAGTGTCTGGGACTCCCAAACCCCCGACACTGCGCAGCTCGTGTCGAAGCTCGACGAAACACGCATCTCCCAAGCGTTCCTGACTGCCGTCACCAGCACAGGGCGGTGGGGGTGGCTGCACGTCCCCGTCGATCACGAGTCAGGGCGGGTTGGCTTCAACACGATCTGGGTTCTCCCCGTGGGTGGGGGACAGGCGTGAGGGGTGTTGCAGGTGTCCTACAGGGAACAGCAGACGTGCGTGGCCGCGGCTTCTACCTGGTCGATGAGGTGAGTGGACGAACCGTGCAGGTGTGGGTGCGCGAGCAAGCGGTGCCGCTGATGCGTCGGATGCTCGGCGTGAGAGTGCTGGTTGTAGGGCGTGTGGATGATGCGGGGAGGGTGGTGTTCGCTGAGGATGTGCGTCCGTGTCCGATCTTCACACCACCCACTATGTGACCTATCTAACCAATATTGTGGATATTAGGGCTTGCACATCCAAAGTGGACGACATATGCTATGAAACATCCCAAACAGGGATACTACTTCACTCAACAATCCAGAAGGAGCATTCACAATGAATACCAAGAAGGTCATCGCGGCACTTGTCGCATTCACCGCCGCTGCCACCCTCGGCGCGTGCACCAACCCCGGCAAGGAGATCGCCCCCTCCAAGGACAAGACTCCCGCCCCCAATGCGCAGCCGACCACCCCGGCCCCCGCGCCAACCACTCCCGCGCCCGCGCCCACAACTCCGGCCCCCAGCACTCCGGCTCCCACCAACCCCGTGTCTCCGCGAGTGCCCGTCTCTCCTGCGCCGACTACCCCGCAGCTCGGCCAGGGCAGCAGCTTCTATGGCTACACCAGCACCGCCTCGCAGCCCACTTTCTCGGATGGTGGCTACGATTACACCACCCCGGCGGACAACACCGTGTCTGCCGACACGAGCCATGCTGCCACCCAGGCGCGTTTCGCTGCCGCCCAGGCCGCACTCCTGGACGCGAACAACGCACTGACCGACGCACAGAACAAGCTCTCCGCAGCTCAGGACGCGGAAACCGCCGCCCAGGGCGCGCTCGCGGACGCGAAGGTCAAGGAGGCCGACGCGAAGGCTGCGCTCGACGCTGCCATGCAGGCTAACCCCGCCGGGTCCATGGCCTACATGAAGGCCAAGAACGACCTCAACGATGCGAAGGCTGCGACCGTCGCCGCCCAGAAGAACCTCGACCAGGCGAACGCTCAGCTGGCCAACGCCCGCACCCAGGCCGACAAGGCACAGGGCGAAGCCGACACCGCTCACTCCGAGCTCGACCAGGCGAACACTGCCCTCAAGGATGCGCAGGACCGTCTCGCCTCCGTCATGGCTGACCAGGCCACTCGAGCGCGCGCCGCCGTCGATGCGGAAGCTGCACTGGACTCCGCGAAGGACGCGAACGCTGAGGCGCAGGCCAAGAAGGATGAGGCGAAGGCCGCTCTCGAAGCGTCTACCGCCTCCCTGAACGAGGCGCAGGCGAACCTTGATGCGGCCAAGCGCGCCGCCCAGGCCGGTGGCATCAACTGGGATGCGCTGACTGTCGCTCAGAAGCAGGATCTTGTTCGCGCGTTCCTGCTCCAGATGATGAACGACTACCGTTCTCAGTACCGTCTGCCCGCGGCCCCCATCGGCGTTGACGTGCAGGCATTCGCTCAGGCGCACGCCGACACCAACCCCGGTTTCATGGTCGGCCCCAACATGGCCGACTGGGATAAGGCGAGCGCCGACGGTCTCACCAACCGCCCCTACGGCTCCCTGTCCACGGGCACTAGCTGGGAGGGCCGTAACCCCCTCGAGGCCGCTCAGGATGCCTTCGAGAAGTTCCGTAACAACCGCTACGGCGATGCGACGATGCTGAATGAGCGCATCAACGCCTTCGGTATCGGCGTGAGCGAGGACGGCCACATCGCCGTCGTTGGCTTCGTCGCCGATGAGAACACCAAGGGAGCCTACACCTACGCGCCGACCGGCGTGGACGTGTGGGGCGGAAAGGAGATCCCGCAGGCCACGAACCCGACCTACTCGCCGTCGCACTCCTACCCCGGCTTCGAGGGCGACGTGGAGACGAAGGAGGCCCCCAAGGTCACCAAGGCCGATGGAGCTAACCTCGCGCAGCTCGAGCGCGCCCTGAACGACGCTCAGGCCACCGTCACCCGCGACAAGGAGACGGCGGAGAAGGCCACTGCCGCCGCCGACAAGGCTCAGGCTGACCTCGAGGCCGCTCAGGCCACGCGCGACCAGGCCGTCGCAGACCGAGACAACGCTGATCCCGCCGCCGCACGTCAGGCCGTGACCGAAGCGTCCGACGCTCAGGCCAAGGCGCAGGAAAAGGCCACCCAGGCCGACGAGTTCGCCCGCGAACAGGCCGAGCAGGTCGCACCCGCCCAGCAGAACGTCGAACAGGCCACCCAGGCCGTAACTGAGACCGTCAAGGCCCAGGAAGTCGCCCAGGAAGCCTACGATACCGCCGCCAGCGATGCTGCGGACATCGTAGCCGCCGACAAGGCCCTCACCGATGCCCACAAGGGCACTGAGGACGCGCTCGCAGGCGTGGCTGACGCAGTTGCCAACCGCGTCGAAGCTGAGGATGCCGTCGCCTCCGCTCAGGAGAACGTGGCATCTGCTCAGGCCGACGTGGACGCAGCCGTGTCCGAGCTCGGCAACTGACGGGGAGGTTCGAGAAATGTCCCCTGCCTGGCGTGCTGCTTCTGGGTTCGAGTGAAGTAGTGCCTGAGTGCGCCGGGTAGGGGAGTTGCCCCAGGTTTCGTGTTGGAGCCTGGGGCTTTCCTCCACCCCAAACGCCTTGTGATCTACTTAACCGAAACATGGGTTCCTAACGGTTGCACACGCAGTCACCCGCTGCTACATTAATCCATGTCGGGAGAACAACTTCTCCGACTCCCGACAAGTGTGAATAGGGACAGCCGCCCGAGGGGAACAACGACCTCGAGACAGTAAACCTCGGGCGGTGATGCTGCTCTAGCTCAACGGCAGAGCATCCGCCTTGTAAGCGGACGGTTGAGGGTTCGAATCCCTCGGGCAGCTCCACCGCCACAAACCAGTGGCGATGAAACTGAATACGGGGTGTAGCGCAGCTTGGTAGCGCATCTGCTTTGGGAGCAGAGGGTCGCAGGTTCAAATCCTGTCACCCCGACGACATGCTCAGCATGTAAAAGCCTGGACGCTATCAAACCTGGGAGGCCTACCTGGTTTGGTACACACGGTCTGGGTGGGGCTGGAAAGCTACCAGCCCTCGGCACCTAGCTCAATTAAGCAGAGCACCTTCCGAAGCCCCGTCCCACAAAGGTTCAGCCTTGCGGCGGCGGAGGAGTAAAGGCGTGAAGGAGATGCTGGTTCGAGTCCGGCAGTGCCGCCACCACAAGGATCTCTAGCTTAATTGGGGTCGTTACGCGGTGTTCTAGGCCCGCAGCGCGACTCCCTGGGTAAAGCGCCTGCCCGAAGGACGGCAGGAGATGACAGTTCGATCCTGTCGAGACCCACAGCGCTGGTTCTGGTGGACCGGAGTAGTAGGTGCGGGTTCAAGTCCCGCCACGCGCCCCGCAAGGGCGGTGTAGCTTAAGCAAGAGCGGCGAAACGAGAGGGGTTCGATTCCCCGGCGTGAGAGAACAGAATACTAGTCAGTTCTCGGACTGGGGGTAGCTCCCCCTTTCTGGACCGTTAGCTCAACGGTAGAGCGGCTGCTGGATCGTTTGATTGTTCCTACGATCAAATGATCGAGTGGCCGATGCAGGTTCGATTCCTGCGCGGTCCACAATGCGTAGCTCTAATTGGAAGAGCGCCAGGCTGTTAAACCTGGAGGTTGCGGGTTCGAGTCCCGTCGCAGAGCGCGACTTGTTCGCGTGCGAAGGTAGCGAAAGCTAACCGTTGGGGGTTGATCTCCCCAGGGGATAGCCGGACCTGTTTTCGTCAGGGGTATAGTTCAGCCGCGATCTGTTCGATGCGCACGAATGGAACGTGTGGGTGCGACTCCCACTGCCCCGCCTGGGCTGTTAGCTACAACTGGTAGAGCACCTGTTTTGCAAGCAGGGGGTTACGGGTTCGAGTCCCGTACAGTCCACGGCTGTTCTCGTAAGAGATGCAGCTACCTAGCTGCTAGGTGTCCTCCGGGGCTACCTAGCTTTACAGGGAGAATCAATCACACTGTCAGCCTGTCTTTCGGGGCGGGTTGGCGTGAAGCGCATTTGGCGGAATTGGCAGACGCGCTGGATTTAGGTTCCAGTGCCTTCGGGCGTGTGGGTTCGACTCCCACAATGCGCACGCTCCTCAGTGAGGAGTCTCCTATCCCAGGTGGCGTGAGGTCGCCTGGACAGTAAGGGGCTCTGCTCCTCCAACGGCTTCGCTGCATAGGCTTTGGCTGGAGTTAACAGGTGACAAGCACCCACCTTAAGGGCACCACCTCACAACAACAAAAACCTCTGACTCTTTTCTTCTTTTTGACACTCCCGTAGTTTCTGCTACGGGATTCCTACGAACTGGGCTTGCTTGGACCCGACTGTTAGGCCAGAGCCCAGCGGCTTCCCATATTGAGCAGGCTATCCCCGATTGTCGGACGGTTCTTCTTTACGTTATTGTCCGGTTTGGATGAGCCGAAGCGCTTCATCCCGAATGTTCAGTGCAGCGTTCACATCCCGATCATGCAAGGTTCCGCAACGCTCGCACACCCACTCGCGCTCCGACAGCCGCAGCCCCGCGTACTTGTGTCCGCAGTCGTGACAGAGCCGGGAACTCGGGTAGAACCTATCCACCTGGACGAGCGTGCGCCCGTACCATTGCGCCTTGTAGGACAGTTTGTCCACAAGATCGCTCCACCCATTACGGAGTATGGAACGGTTCATCGCGCGTTTGCGTGACTGGCCGTTGCACATGGGCTCGCCGTTCGCGTCCAGCCTCTTCTTCGCCTTCCGCGTCATGTTCCGAACAGCCAGTGTCTCCATGCCGATGAATTGGTTCTCTTCTATCAGCCTGTGGGACAGTTGGTGCTGGAAGTCCTCGCGGTAGTGGCGCAGCTTCGCGTATGCCTTGGCTACGACGGCCTTCTGCTTGCGGTAGTTGCTCGAATCCTTCCTCCTGCGGGACAGCTTGCGCTGCTCCCATTTGATGTTTTCCTCCAGTCGGCACAGCCGGTCGGGGTAGTTGATTTTCTCGCCAGTGGATAGGGTAAGGAAGTCCTTAACACCCAAGTCGATACCGACTTGCCCACCCACCGGAGTCTTTGGCTGAATGTCCACGTCGAACAGGAGCACCAGATAGTACGTCCCGTTCTCACGCTTCACCGTCCAGCTAGACAATGACTCGAGCGGGTAGCGGATCCGGTCTCGCCTGCGTATGCGCACCGACCCGAGCTTCCTAGACAACGGGTACCGCTTGCCATCCATGCGGCGTATCGGCACGGCGTTATGAAACGACTGGACATTGTCGCTCTTTGACGCAAAGCGGGGACGATGCTTCCCATACTCGGCTTTGCGAAAGTATGCGGACTGTGCCTTACGGAAGTCTCTGATGGCGTTACTCAACGCATTCGACGGGATCGGACTGTCCCTCAGCCATTCGTTCGCGTTCTTCATGTCAGTCACGTTCGGATACGAGGGCCGCGGATTGGACTCCTTGTCATACGTGTTGAACGCCTCGACCTGCTGATTGTATGCGAAGCGCCTGGCCCCGAAGCACTGTTCCAGCAGTGCAGCCTGCGTCTTGGAGGGCGTGAACGGTATGCGTTGCGTTACCTTGCGGCTGGTCATTTCGATTCACGCTCCTTCAGTCGTTGGCTGTCGATGTACTTGGCCACCGCCTGCTCGTTGACTGCGCCGATGCTTTCCACGCAGTAGCTTGGGGACCATAGGCTTCGTTCCCCCTTGTGTTTCCAGTGCTGGCTTTTCAGCTCGGGGTGCATGGCGAACAGTCGGAGACTGGATGTGCCTTTCAGTTGTTTGGCGATGGTGCTCACGCTGATTTTCGGCGGTGCGGACACGAAGAGGTGAATATGGTCGCCCAATCCAACCTCCATGCGGAGGATGCTGTAGCCATGCTCGTCTGCTATCTCGCGGAGAATGGCCTTCAAGTCCGAGTCGATTCCGTCCTTGAGTACCTTGCGGCGATATTTCGTGCACCAGACGATGTGGTAGTTCAGGTTATACACTGAAGTCCTACCATGCGTGAACCGTTCGCCGCTTGCGCTCATGCGAATAAATGTAGCATATTCACTACCATGTGCATAATTGAGAACGCCCCAACCCAGTACCGAAACGCCGGCCTTCCGTCATGCCTGGAGGTGTTTTCCTGCAACCAAACGCCAGTGGCGCAGTGTTGTGCTCTCTAAGATGGGAGAGCGCTCTCCCGTGCTTTCGCAGAAAGGAACACCTCATCAATGAATCGTTCTCGTACCGTCGGAGTGGGGCTGGTTGCAGCCTTGTCTCTGGCGTTATTCCCTGCCGCTTCGTTCGCAGCCCCGTCACAGTCGGACTCCTCTTCGGGGGATGCGTCGATCATGGCTCCCAGCAACCCCTCCGTGTCCCAGGAGGACCGGGAGGCGGCTGACGCTCAACAGGCTGAGCTAGACGCTCGAGCGGCCCGCCCTGCCCCGCAGGTGCCTCCCGCGCCTACACCGTCAGCGCCTTCGACGCAGACCCCGCCCCTCGTCACCACGCAACCGGATGGGAGTGTCGGCAACGATAAGGTGCACATCCTGTCCCTGTCGGGCGCTGACTGCATCGTGGTGGAGTCGAATGGTCACTTCGGGATCGTGGACGCAGGCGACGACAACGACTACCCGGACGGGTCAGATCCCCGCTACCCGTGGCGGGCGAACATCGCGACGTGGGGGCAGGAAGACCAGGTGCGCCCCTACCTCGACAGTCTGGGCATCAACTCCTCCAACCTCGACTTCTTCATCGGCACTCACCCACACTCCGACCATATCGGCTGGGCAGACACTCTGATCCACAGGTACCGGCCCAAGCACATCTACACGCCCGTCTACGACGACTCCTACTCGGTCGGTGACGACGTGAACCCGCTGTGGGACAACCAGAAGGTCTACGACGATCTCGTGGCCGCAGCCTCGTGGGCTCAGGGCGCGTATGGGGCGACGTTCGACCAGCACGTGAAGCCCGGCCAGGGCGACCTCATTCAGATGGGTGACATGCTCGTCCAGATCATCCCCCTGTCCCCAGGGGAGGAATACGCGCACCCCGGTAAGCTCGCGAACACGAACCTCATCAGCTACACGGCGAAGATCACCGCTCATGGGCGCAGCGCCTACCTGTCTGCCGACCTCGAGAGCGGCGAGGGTAAGGAAGACTACGTGGCTGGGGTGGTCGGTCACGTGGACTGGCTGAAAGCCGGTCACCACGGCCTCCACACGTCGAACAGCGAGTCCTTCCTCGATGCGCTCTCCCCGTCGCTCGTCATGAATACGGGGTACGAGTTCCAGACCCCCGACCGTCTCGGACTGCCCGCGCTCAGGGGCCGCTACGAGTGGTTCGAGGCTTACTCGATGCGTAACGCTGGCATCCCCGCCCTCGTCGGCACCTTCACCCCCGGCGGGATCACGCGCCCACACATGAACGTCGGTATGGGGCACACATTCGGATCGACCACACCCCACACGTACTGGTTCTACGATGGTAAGCCAGCGGTCACGCGCGGATGGTGGCAGGGCTTCTATGACGGGTGGCACTACTTCGACGGATCCGTGTCCGCGGTCGAGAACGGGTGGGTGTTCGACAAGGGCAACTGGTACTGGATGGACGGCCTCTCCCGCATGGCTGTGAACACGTGGGTTCAGGACGGCGACAAGTGGTACTGGGTGGACGGCTCCGGGCACATGCTCCGCGGCGGATGGCATCTCATTGGCGGCACCTGGTACTACCTCACCGGCTCCGGCGCTATGGCGACCGGCTGGCTCAACGACCGTGGTTCCTGGTACTACCTGCTCTCCAGCGGCAAGATGGGGCAAGCGTGGGTTCACGACGGCACCGGATGGTACTGGATGGATCCCTCGAGCGGGCGCATGGACGCTGGCGGCTGGCGTAACATCTGGGGCTCCTGGTACTACCTGAGCGGCAGTGGTAAGGCCGTCGAAGGCTGGATGGCAGATCGGGGCTCCTGGTATTACATGACTCCCGGCAGCGCCCAGATGCGCACCGGCTGGATCAACGACGGCACCGGGTGGTTCCTCCTGTCGAACAGCGGCGCGATGCGCTCGGGCGGCTGGGTCCAAGACAGTGGCAACTGGTACTGGCTCGACGGCAACGGGAAGATGCTCACCGGCTGGCTCCAAACAGGCGGCGCATGGTACTGGCTCAGCCCCGACAATGGGCGCATGGCGACTGGGACGGCCACCGTTGACGGTCGCGCCTCTCAGTTCGCCCCATCGGGCCGCTGGCTCGGATACGCCTAACAGCCCCCCGCTGAAGGGATACATGAAGAAGCGCCCACCTCGACTCCTTTGTGAGGTGGGCGCTTCGCTATGCGGCTCTTGATGGCGACCATGCGCCACGCTCAGTTTTTAATGTACCAAAGAGTGTGTCGTGTGCATATAATAGGGCCGTGGGTAGCTGCAACTACCCATAACCGATGACAATCGTCCGCCCAGTTCACACCCTGGGTGCTCATCGGATCAGAGGATTGAGTTTAGATTCTCGAAGATCGCCGTGGCCAGCTGCAAAACCGCCACGGCGATTTTCATTGTCTGGCCGGGAGTGAATCGACGGAGATCTTGCGTAGGGCATGATGGAAGCCGCCCACCATCTTTGAAGCCATGACCCGCTGACGGCGGCTCTCTACCACAGGTTATCGACCGACTACACTAGAAACCACAATGCCCACACCAGAAAGGAACCCAGTGAGCTCATCAACTACAAGAAACCGCGTGTTCGCCGGCGGTAGCGCTGCACTCATCATGCTGGCCGGACTCGCCGGCTACGCCACCTCACCCGCTTACGCGGACCCCGCACCAAGCGGACTGAACGCACACCACATGGACACACTGCCCGTCCCCCCGTCGAGCGGCCAAGACACGACCGTCACCGTCCGCTTCCGTTACGACGACGCTGCACCCGCGTCAGGGCGAGGCTTCGTCGCCACCATCGGCGAGGGCGCATCCTTCGAGCCTCACTCGTGGTCGATGCGTGAGCCTGTGGACAACACGCCCATCGGTGAGTGCTCCACGCCGGACTCCAAGACGCTTGTCTGCTCCGAAGATGAGCGCGCCGACGGTAGGACCGCCTACGAGAATGGTGTGGTCACCTGGACGGTGAAGCTCGACCGCGAGCTCATCAACCAGAAGAACCTCCGCTACGCGCTCGTCACCCTCAACGGGGACACGTTCCCCCTCACGCTCCACCCCGCGACTCTGGGCGCTGGCACCACGATCCCCGCGAACTTCACCCCCGAGGAGGGGGAAGCAGGTGGCGCGCGCCCCG